CAGCTTGCACTAGAACGTTGCCGGGGTCAGCAACGAACAGCTTGCGTAGCTTCTTGGGAAAGTTCTGCACGTTTGTTCCCCACTTACCTAGCAGCCTACGAGACGCGAGTCGGTATGATGTCGTGCCAGCTAGATTGTATGCAGTCGTGATACGCTTGTGATCGAGCGGCTTCACTCCGTCCCACGGCGGGAACTTTAATTGACCGCTCTCCTTTGCGAGAGAGCGGTAGCGTAGAATGAGAGCCATCACCGGATTGTCTGGCTTGGACAGGCGTAGTTGTAAGAGCGCCTTTTCACTCGTTATGTCTTTGGATGGTCGCTTGTAACCGAGCCTGTTGTAGAGGTAGTCAGCGACTTGCTTGGGACTGTTTGGGTTAAGGTCTTTACCTACGAGCAGTCGGAGAAACCGTAGCAGTACGTTCTGATGCCTGTCGTTGTTGGCGATGATACCGTCGAGCTTGTCGCTGTCGTAGCGAATGCCCTGCAACATCGCAGTCAGGTACGGCACGATGCTGTCGTTCACCTGCTGTATACTCTCGGTTGCTTTGAAGTTCGCTGCCGTAGCATCTATCTGAGGCTGAAGCAGGGCCATACTGATAACGTCCTTGGCGTTGTACTCGTATAGCTGAGTCTGCTGCTCGTGGCCGTGCGCTTCAAACACGCCCTCGTTCTTATGGTAGGGCTGATCGGTATAAAGTGAGAGGCAATGCCCCAGCGACTTCTCCACTTCTGGGAACAGTCGGTGGTGCGCCAGCATCGTATCGTAGACGCGACGAGGCGCAGGGATGCCGTACTTGTAGCCCATCACGAACAGGTCAAAGAGGGAGTTGTGTATGACGGTGGTGTTGTCTCGCATAGCAACGGCGAGTGCGCGTAGGATGCGCGGTGTGTCGCTGTAGTAGTAGCCTTCACGGGGAGAGACTACCATAGGTACACACCATGCACGCTTCTCGTCGAAGGAGAAGCCGAAGCAGGTCATCTCTAGCGAGCGGTTTGTCTCTATATCAAAGTACATATTCTTACCTTTCGTCTCGGTAAGAATACGCACGACTTCATCTGCGCGAGGCCAAAGTACGTGTGCTGCCTTCGTTACCTCCGGTGGTGTGGTCAAGTAGGCTACGGCTTTCTTTACGTCACGAGTGAGCCAGAACTTACGATTGGGCCTACGTGTTTTACCGTGACGGCCCTTGTCATCACCGCCGCCCTTGTCGTCTGAGTCGTTCGGGTTGAAATAGGCTTGGCGATCTACCGCCTCCTGCGGCTCATAGCTTGGCACGTACGTGATGCCGTCCCTGATGATGGGACAACCGCGCTGCTCATCTATGCTAACGCCGGTCGCTACCATATCCAGAGCCTTCTGACCTAACAGCAGGACAACCTTAGTGTCCGGCTTGTAACTGACCTCACCATTCTTCAGCGCGTCAGCTAGAAATACATCTACACTCTGCCGAGCCAGCGGCGAGAGTGCGTTGAAGAACATCTGGCCACCGTAGCCGCTAAGCAGTTGCGCACGGTCGAAGCGAGATGGCTTCCCTAAAACAACGGTCAACCCTTTGTATGGTAGGGTTGACATCTTGTATCTGACAGTTTCTACAGACATTACATTAAATAGTGAAACGCAGGGCGATCAACTAGGGGGGAGGTGAAAGCTAAACCTCGGAACCTCGGTGCATCTTAATAGCAGCTCTGTACCCTACGTTTCGGAAATTAAATGTTATAGCCTTGGCGATCAATGCAGCATCCAAAAGACTGTCTGCGTCTTAATAGCAGTATGTACCAAGACTATAACGTGACCTACCCTTAACCTATCGTATGATCGGCGTTCTTACGCAGAACACGTTTCAGACGATAATTGTTGTTCATCACAGCGTTACCGTTGTCGTCAAGAACTGGGCTACCGTCGTCGCTAGTCTGAGCGCTCTGCTCAGTCTCGATGGTTACGTCAGCGGCTAAGCCGGTGTACTGATCTACGTCAGGATTGTCCGTGTCTACAGAAGCGGAGAGATCGAATGCGCGGTGAAACGATTTGATCTTCTTCAACGTGATCTCCATAGCACGCTCGCTGAATGACCAGTAGTCACGGAACTGTAGCCCAGCGATACGGACTGTGTTACCTTCGAGGTCTTCGGTAGCTTCTGGAGCTACGACCTCCCATTGTATCACGATCATAGGCGCACCGGCCTTGCTCGTGGTGAACTCAGCCTCGATGATACGAGCTGTGTATGTGTCCTTCTTCAGATAAGGTCTTACGTTATCTGCGATGTCATCTAAGTTGATGATTGCCATTATGTTTTACTATTTGTTTTTAGAGGGAGCGTCTTCGTTTATATGTTCCCCGTCAACCGCGCTCCTGCTGTTTTCTGGAGAAAATGTTTGAGCTATACCGTAGGTTAGCTTGTCTATCGTGATCGTCTGAAGCAGAGTCATAGCATCGCTATAGTCTATCTTCAACTCGCTTGCGATTTCCTTGACCTGCTCATGGGCAGCTTTCGCTACCGTGAGGGTCATTTCCTTGTAGTGTTTTTCTTCGTTAGTCATCGTTCGACGTATTCAATAAGTTTATCTATCGTGTCTATGTTAGCAGAAGCTAAGACGTTCTTGAGCTGGCGTAGCTTGCGCAGTTGGCCAGCGTCATACTCTTTTATAGGTGGGCCGTACAAGTCTTCAATGTCCTCTAGAATTGTGTTGAGGTCTAGCGGCGATGGCCACTCAGGCGCTGCGGGGAACTCGTCCATCGCATTCTGAACCTGTTGCCTAGCGTTACCGATCTCGGTAACTGCATCGTCTAGCCGCTGAAACAAGTCGGATACGTTACGCTGTGTTATCATGCGCTGTAGTATTTCTTGGCTGCGTCGATGACAGCGGCGATGTCGTTGTCAATGTATGGCTCGTTGAACATACCCATCGGAGTCTTAGCGGAGGTGATGCCGTCGCTGTTCGTCTGGAAGACGTAGCGTACCTTACCATCCTTGTCGCGCTTGACCTCGGTGAACAGTACCATAAGGAACTCTTTCTCAATGCAGCCCTCGTGTTGCTTACCCTGCACCTTGATGCGGCGTACGTTATACGTGTCACCGCTAGGCTGTGCGATCTGCACAATCTCGTCGATGCCTGTGAACACTACGACAGCACGGTCGTTCTTAACCTTGTCGAGCGTAGCCCGAATCATACGGTTGTAGTATGACCATACATCGTAGCCCTTGAAGCTAGCCTGTGCCAGCGCTATTAGCGTCTCGGTGTACTTGGTGAATGACTCAATGACAATCACCTCACACTTCTCGTCGCCCAGCGCAGCGTCTAGCGCCTTGTCGAACTCCTTGATGTTGGAGCATGGCGTAACCTTGAACTTGCTTGCGTTAGGAAACGGTAAGCCCTTGCGCTCAAGGTCTATGATATGCGTGGACGCAGGAGATAGATTGCGCAGGGATGTTGACTTACCCGTGCCGCTACTACCCACGACTCCTATGATAGCCTTACTCATTGTAGCGCCTCCTTCAGTAGGTCTGGCACTAAGCCGTTGAGTTGTTTGCCCTCGCGCTTGGCGAGCTTCTTCAAGCGTGCGTGTAGCCGCTCCGGTATCATAACTGCACGGTAGGACTTAACCCTAGCGTCAGTCTTTTTTCTTCCTATTGTTGTCATTTTTCTTTGGTTTGTTGACCTTCTTGAGGTCAGAGATTTCCTTCTCCAGTTTTGCTATCTGCTTACGGTAGTCATCCCCATCTAGCAGCAGCGTGGTTATCTTCATGCGCAGCGCTACAGAGTAGTGCCATGCGTCTATGATCTCTTCGTCTATGGCGTTGAGTATCTGCAAGGGCGACATACGGTACAGTCCCTTGTCTCCGTTAGGGTTATGCTCAGCAATGCCCTTGTTAAATTTAGCTACAGCTTCTACTGAGTAGCGGTGCTGTGCTAAGTCTCGTATTTCTTCGTCAGTCATTAGGCTTGAAAAAGTAATGGGTCGTAGGTGTTCGTTGTTGTGAACAAAGATTCTATGATAGTCTCACGATCTTCCTTGCGTGGCGTAGTGCAGACCGGAGAGAACTTACACGTACCGAACTTAGTCTCGCAGCAGGTGAAGTTAGGAAAGAACATATCGTCCGGTTCTTTCCCGTCTTTTATGACAGCGCGTAGGTTAGCTGTGTACTGGCTGATCGTCTGGCGTAGGTGCTGCTCAAACTCTTCGAGTACGTGATCGCTGAACGTGATGAACGGCGAGCGTTGGAACTTGTTACGTCCGCTACGGTTGAGAAAGATACCGTTGATGACGACGTTACGCTTCTCGTCAGGGAACAACCGCTTCCATACCATACTGTAGAACATCATCTGCGGAGAGTTTTGGTAGCTGTCTAGGTACTTCTCCACTTGATTGAGCGAGGTTGTCTTGTGATCTATGAGCGCAGGTAATCCGTTGTACGTGCCGATCATGTCTACCGTACCGCAAAGTACAACGTCGAGTAGCTCACCATCGGTCATGTAAGGCACGGCGAAGCGCTGCTCCAGTAGCGGCCCGTCTGGGCCAACGTCTGCCTTGAGGCCATCGAACTGCTCGTAGGCCATGAAGTATTGCTGGAGCGTAGCAACAAGATGTCCCATGTTACGGAAGTCATTGTCCGGTACGTGGATGTCATCCTGTTCAAAGTGTTCTATCGCAATGGCTGTCGCAGCCTTCTCATTGCCGGTAGTGTAGAACTCTTGAAGTGCCTTGTGAAACGCTGTGCCGTACTCCATCTTGTGCGACTTGGCTTCGTACGTGAGACCACGAGCGCCCATGTACCACAAGCGCCGAGGACAGGCTGTCTGGCTGTAGAGCGAAGCGTCTATCTTAACTATGTAGCGACCGTCGCTAGTCTTCTTTAGTGTTAAAGGTTGTGTCATCGTAGGTTAGCTGGGAGGTTGTCAGATGCGTTGTCGAGGTCTACGCCATTCAGCTTAGCTAGCTCCTGCATCTGTTCTTCTAGTGTTTGTTTTTTCTTTTTGCTCATCGTGGAGCTTTTCTTACGTTTAGGTTTTGCAACTGACACGTTAGGGTCAGGCTGCGTTACAGCTAGGTAAGGCTTGAAATGCTCACGTAGCTCGTCGTCACTCATCTCTTCCAGCTCTGCGATGTCGCAGTTTAGTAGTTCTTCTATTGTCATTCTTTAATGTAGGTATACCAAAAAGCTATGATGACTACCGTCCAGAACAGACAACCGAAAGTTGATGCGCTCATCGTATGATGCGGAAGCTATTTTCCTTAAAAAGCATCTCCGCATCGGGAGCCATCGTAGCCAGCGTGTCACGTAGCCAGCGCTCGTCGTCATCTGTTAGCGGCTCTTCTATGTTACCGCTCTCAAACATCTTGCCTTCCGTGGCAGACTCTAACCAGCGCACTACGTTATGTCGCCAAAGTGAGCTGTCGGTTGTGTGAAACTCTAGCGCCTTGCCTTCGTGGTTCTTGCGACGAATCTTACGCATACCTTGTTTGAAGTACACTAGAACGCCGGGGTTCTCGTCGTCTTGTATGATGCGTGTGGATATTTGTGTACGCAGGAGAGCGTAGTCTTCTGGCTCGTCTAAGTTTTCTATGAACCATAAAAGCCCGTCATTGATCTTAACGCTTAACGTACCTACCGTGTAGCCTGTGCCAAGTG